CCTAGCTATACCACCCAAACATGCAGCCGTTGTCAGCATAGAGAAGAGAAGAAGCTCTCAGAAAGGGAACACAGGTGTGTGCACTGTGGATATGTAGCAAGCAGGGATTTCAATGCAGCGGAAAACATTTTAGCCCTTGGACTAGATGGCTTGGGAGTAATCCCTAGAAGCCCTCGCCTTTAGGCGAGGGAGTAGTCACCGTGTGTGAAAATTGTTGGAATAACGTAGATATGACCGAAAAGAAACTAGAAGCTTACTTTACACTTGAGAAACTCCAAGGCATTCCTAAACCTGGACTTGCAATAGGCTATCACACTAAGAGCAAGAAGTTTTGTACTTTTGATCCTTTCATCACTGAATTCTCAAAAGATGAAAAGCCAACCCATTATTGCCTTCTCAAAGATATCATTGTCCCTTAAATACCAATTTGGTAGATATTGGCACTAAATTGGTAGATCTATGAAATCCTACTGTCAAAATTGCGGCAACAATACCTTCTATTTAAGCTATATCGACATCAACAATCCCGAATCCCTAGCATGGCGTTGTGAGGAGTGCGAGGCCATCTTACGCGTTGTAACCCAAGATGAGAAGAAAGAGAGTGACGATTAGTGAAGCTAATTTATCTATCAAGCCCTAATATTTTCATCATTTCTTCGTGAGTATAAGTCCCTTCTTTCTCTGCTTTCAAGAGGCGTTTTTCAGCAATGCGAATATCATTTTCATCTGCGAAAGATTTTGATATTTCTTTGGAGTATATACTATTAAATGTTAACTGCTTTCTTTTCTTATGTGTCGTCATATTTATCTCATAAAAATAAACGATATTCTGTTTTAAAAATCTCGGCCAAGCGTTTGGCAAGATTCTTACCTATAGGACGTTTCCCTTTCTCCATCTGGGAAATGTTACCTTGCTTAATATTAAGAATCTTTCCCAATTCAACTTGTGTTAATCCCTCACGTGCTCGCATTCCGGTTAAACAAATTGCCCATCTTGGCATATCACCACAAGTTTTCTTAAGATACTCACTGACAGACATGGGATTCTTATCACACCCTACACCAACAACATACTTACTAGAGTCAATACGGTGCTTTTTCGTGTGTTCCGACATAGTATACCTCTATTATTTTCTTTTTTTTGTCTGTAATTCGCCAACATGCTACATAAGTGGGCTTACCTCTTTCAAGATGACAATGATAGTTCTCTACAGTTCCTTTCATTTTTGTGTAATTCGTCCAATTTATACGATAAGGTCCATAATTCTCTAATTCAATTAACAAAAACTTGAAAGATCGAATAGCTGTTTTTGATAAGTTCTTGTGGGACTTCTTGGCCTGTCCTACAATATTTGTTACCCAAAGAACCCCAGTCATGTAAAATAGCATATATCAGATTATGATATATATCAAGAAATTTGATAAAGAAGTTGCTAGGTAAATATTTTTTCTCTAGTGTGACAAATTAAAGTATTAATTGGGTAGAGGGCATGTGGACAGCAAGTAATCCGGTAGCAAGAGAACTAGACAATAGATGGCAAGAAACGCAAATGTTATTTCAACAGTTTTGGGTAGAAGCCGACATAGATACAAAGATGTATACAGGTCAGCAATCATACCTAGGATTTGGCCCCAACGCTAATGTCAATTACCGTAACCAAAAGCAGCTTCAATTCAATAAGATCCTCCGTATTGTCAATATGGTTGGAGGTTATCAGAGGGATAATAGATTAGCATCGGTCATTATCCCTTCTGATAACGATAAGGATATCGGGGAAACAGCTGACCAACGTACTACGGTATTGGACTGGGTTCATAGACAGGATCAAACCTATGAGAGAATATCCGATTGTTTCGATGGCTCAATCGTTTGTGGTCTCAACCTCCTTCAAATCTGGATGGACTTCCGAGAAGATCCAGAGAATGGTGAGATTAAGACTCGACGCATACCCTTCAACGCATTCCTCATGGACCCTTATTGGACGGACCCGTCACTCAAAACCGATTGCAACTGGATTTGGACGCGCAACTACGTTACGAAAGATCAGCTTCTTAGCCTTATCCCCACGATAGAGAAGGATTTGCCCTCTCTAGGTAAGGGCTATGCGACAAAAGATGGTAAATTTCAGTTTTTAGCTCAGAACTGGAACACCTACCAGATGGAAATGTACGCCTATGACGAATATTGGACTAGAACCTATCGTGAAGGCCGTAAGCTTATTGATAAACGCACTGGCGAGCTTGCTGATTGGCATGGCAATAAAGAGCAATTTGAGATGCTACGCCAGATTAACCCTAACGTTGAGTTAATTAAAGCCTCTGTCCCTACCGTTAAATGGCATATTCTAGTGAATAATAACCTAGTCTATGAGGAAGAATCACCCTATGGCCTAGATAGATTCCCCTTCGTGCCTTATTCATGTTATCATTTCCCCGAAGTGCAAAACTACGCTTATCGTTATCAAGGTATCGTACGCAATATCCGTGATGCGCAAGTAGAACTTAACCGTCGAAGGAATCGCCTTCTAGATATCATGGATGCTCAGATACAATCAGGACTTATGCTTAAGGAAAACGCCCTTGTCAACCCCGAAGATGCTTTCTTCCAGGGGCCTGGTAAGATCCTCTTCTTTAAGCAAGACGCTAATCTTGCCACCGATGCCGCGCCAATACCGCCACCTCCTGTCGCTCCTGGGTGGCAAGAGCTTATAGCCTCCATTGAGAAAGAGATCATGGATATTGTAGGACCCGAAGAGCTATTTGCTCAGAATATGGGAGCTAAAGAGATGACAGGCGTGCTCATGAAACTCAAGATGGGTGCAGGTCTTACAGGTCTACGCAACATCTTTGATCGCCTAAACCAAGCTCAGATGTACACCGCTGAGATTATGGATGATCTTATCGTCAATAACTTCTCTGAGGGTAAAGTCCGACAGATTATAGGCAAAGAACCCACTAAAGATTTCTTTGATAGAGAATTCAACCGCTTTAACTGCACTGTCGAGGAGCTTGAGCTTACAGCGACACAAAGACAACTTAAGTTCCTACAAGCTATGCAGTTTAAACAGCTATCGCCCGATGCTATCGATGATGCCTATCTTCTCAAGGTATCGACGCTACAAGACAAGAAAGAGCTTGTGGAAGCGGCTCAACAAAGAGCGCAACAAGCCCAACAGATGCAACAAGCTCAGATGCAACAGCAGATGGAGCAACAAGAGATTGTCACGCGCTCTATCGAGGCCAAAGCTCAAAACGACTACTCAGCTGCGCAAGAGAGACAAGCAAGAGCAGTCTCTGATATTGCCCTTGCAAAAGAGAGAGCGTCTCAAGCGGTTCATGACCGAGCAGCAGCAGCCCTCGATAATGCAAGAGCTATCAAAGAAATGTATCAGTTGGATGAAAATAGGCTCATGGATCTTGCTAGGTTCATCCTAGAGTTACAACAAAGTCAAAAGGCGATATCAGGTGGAGAAGAAGAAGATAGTGTCACAGAAGCTCAAAAGCTCTCGGTTCCCAATGAGATGTCCAAGATGGAGAGCAAACCATCCACTCTCAGTAAACCCAAACCCGCCCCCGCAGCCGTTGCATGATGAACTCTTTAAGGTGGTTGTGGATCATTTTCTAGAGATGGATGACAAAGAAATGAAATATGTCTATACTCGCATGAAAGATAATCCCATCGTCAGAGAAGCCTACTCATATTGTCAGCAATTAATCAAAGGATGGAAGCATGGAAAAGTCAAAGTGCTGTCACGCACCCGTCGTAAGCCGAAAGATTAAGATTGGTAGCCATGACACCCTTTATTTCATATGCGCTAGCTGCGAATGTTCAACTGATGTGGTATACGACAAGTCCCAAGACGCAGGCCCTCTTGCTGAGTTTCGCGCTACAGTATTAAAAACTTCTCGCGTTTAATTCCCTTTTCAAAATATTCTCTTTGTCAAAGCCCAAACCAAGGAGAATGTATGATTGTTTCAGATCAAATCGATGTTATCTTGCCACCCTTTCCTCAACAGGAAAAGGCCCTTGAGCATGCCTATGAGATGATTAACTATCTTGTGCTAGATGAAAATAATGAGATGATACGCATAAAGGCCGTAGAGTATGCCTTGGCCGCTCTTATGTATGGATCTAAAATGACGAACTGTGATATTGTATTGTCATTGGAGGGGTTAAGATCATCGCTCTTACATATCCGTAAGCAGGATCGCGACCGCTTAATCTAATAAAGGATTAATTATGTCATGTCATAAAGAAAAGATTGAAGAATTAGAAGAAATGAAAAAGCTTAAGGAGTCAATCCAACAATCAAAAGAAGGAAAAGCCAGGATAATAAGCTCTAAGGAACTGGACAAGATGGTTAGAGATGCAAAGTGAATTTGATCTCAGGTATACCACCAACGCCGAAGATGACTTAAAAGAATTGATTGCCGATAAGGGTAAGAAAGCTGTTTTAAAGGCTGTTGTTAAAAGCCTAAAATTTATGCAGGTTAATAT